GATTATTATAGAGTAAAGAATTTATTTAAAAAAGGAAAACTTCGTGATGACATTTTCCAAAATCTAGCAATTTTTGAGAAGTACCAAATCAAAGGAGATGATAGACCCGATAATGTTGCATATGAATTTTATCAAGATTCAACCTTAGATTGGATTGTTCTTCTTTCAAATAATATCATAAACATTCAAACAGAATGGCCACTACCTCAAAATGATTTTGACAGATATTTGGTAGACAAATACGGAGACTATGAAACTCTCTACAGTGGAGTGCATCACTATGAAACAACTGAAGTAAAGAACAGTGCAGGAATCACAATAGTTCCAGCTGGTCTTACAGTTCAGTCACCATACCCAATAAATTTCTTTGATGATTCAACATACAGACAAATATTCAATGCAAACATTGCTGTTCCTGTAACCAATTATGAATATGAAGAAAGAATAGAAAATGAGAAGAGAAATATATTCCTACTTAAACCAAGATATTTAAATATTGTATTTGATGATCTGGAAGAAGAAATGCAATATAAAGAGGGTTCCAGTCAATACGTGACCGAAACCCTCAAGAAGGGAGATGATATTAGATTAACTAGTTAATCAATCTTCAGCAAGACGCTGGAAGTAACTCAGAGCATCATCCTCATCTTCATCTTCCGAAGTGATTTTAGGAAGAGAAGGAGAAGACTTAGAACGAGCATAAGACTCTTCTAGTTCCTTAACAACATTGTTTTCTACGTTGTTGTCAGAATATCCATCATACTCAGTTTCTTCTGCGACTGCTGCGCGAGAAGCACCTTTCTGACCAAGAACATACTTCAGGCGCTTTTCAAGATCCTCATAAGACTTGAATTGATCGGGAGCAGTTACAGCAGTCAGAGAATATTGCTTTTTCCAGACTCCCTCCAGAGCATCATCGTCACTCAGCAAAGGAGCAACACGATCAAACTCAGACTTGTCATAGTTCCAGTAACCATCTTTCTTCACCAGTTTCAGTTTGAAATTAGCACCCTGCCAGAAATCAAAAGGATTAATGGGTTCTTCATCCTCAAACTCAGGTTGCATTGCTTCCATAATCTTATCAAAGATCTTCTTGCCATACTTGAACAGGAAGACTTTACCTTCGTTTGCAGGATTAGCAGGATCCTTCACAACGTAGATGTTGGAATAATAAGACAGTTTACGCTTCTGCTTACGAACAGTTTCTTTATCTTTATCACTGCCGCTGTTCCAAAGTTCGCGGTTATATTCTGAGACAGGATCTTTTTGTCCAAGAGTGGTCAGAGAGTTTTCAATGTACCAACCACCAGGACCTTGGAAGGCATGGGAATACATTTTTGCCCAGGGAAGTTCTTCACCCTCTGGTGCAGGAAGAAAACGAATGACAGCAAAACCGTTTCCAGTTTTGTCCATCTCAGGTTTCCAGAGACGCTCATCAGCACCCCCAGAAGTTGTACTCATCTTCTCTACTTCTTTAACCAGTTTCTGCGTAAGAGAACCCAGAGAAGATTGCTTTTTAAGGTCTGCGAAAGACATTTGTTTACCTCGGATTAATAGGATTTGGCTTTTGGACTTAGCTTAAGGGATTGTCTAGCCCAGACTTATTCTACAGGTCGAATCCAGTTCTGTCAATCTGTTGCTTCATTGACTCAAGCATCTTAGACATATTATTGAGAATGATACTCATGTCAGTTCCTTTTGGCATTCCCATCATAATTGCAGAGTTTATAATCTTTTCCTTCATTTCAACTGCTTCGGGATCATCAGATAAACTCATTCTAGTGTAAAGAACCTTTTGCTTATCTAAGAGTTTTTCCAAAACCTCTACGTGTTCAAGTTTTTCTTCTTTAGACATCAAAGAAAATTTAAAAACATTACCATAAACTTTCTCTTGAAGTTCTGCAATTTCAGCCATCTCTGCACGGACAACTTCTGAATTGAAAAAACTCATTTACCCTCCAAAATTATTTCTTTTAAAATTTTTCTATAACGGAATATATCTATATGTAGGAAGGGTGAATATTTTTTTATTTTACGACTTACGGTTTCCCACACTGGATCTAAGAGTTTTTTATCAAACGTATTCCCGTACAGGAATATTCTATCATAGATCACCATAGTTTCAAGACTAATTTTCCCGCTCAGGAACTTTTTCAAAAGAGGCGGATGACCTTTAGAACACTTAAAGACATCTTCAAATTTATGCTGCTCAAAAAGTTGTTGGGTTTCCTCTTTGAAAACATATGACAATGATTGAATCTTCTTTTGCCATTGTTGATATCTTTCTTCTCCTTCTCTTATCATTTCACCAATCCAAAGTGTTTCTGGATCTGGACAAGAAATAAAATTAGCAACAAAAAAATCCACAACTTCTTGATCTGATTTTTGTCTTGCTACTTTTTCAAACCACATTCTATCTTTGCGTTTATAGAAAGACTGAACAGTTGCTCTCACTTTTTTGTTATACTTAAAATAGTCATAACTATTTTTTGTAAAGTGATTCTTTAGAGCAAGGTATTCTCTGTAGGCATCATAAGGCATCATTCAAAAAATTAATTTTGCACGGGAAGTTTTTTTGAGAAAATTAAGTTCCATTGCTTCATACTTAATTTTTTCTTTCAGTGGTTTAGAAATCAGTTTAGGAACTGATTCCAAATCAATGTTATTTTGTTCACAGAAATGAATTATAGCATCAATATAATTCATTTCAGTATTTACTTGCACAAGACTTTCAATCTCTTGTGCAAAACGCGATGGACAAAAGAACTTGTTTTCTAATGCTTTCTCTAATTCATTCTCCATCTGACCCAGTATTGTGACGTACAAATTCTTTAATATAACGAACTAATAGTCTAATATAGTCGTCTTTGTTCCTTTTGTCAAATACTTTTACTTCACCACTTGGCGTAACCATGAGTGTGATAAGTTTTTTAACTACTTTGCCTGTAAGTTCATAATAAGCAGCAGCATAGAAAGTTTCCTGAACAAAGTAGTTTTCAATCCACTCTTCTGGTTTGATCTTATCAGAAGTCTTAAAGTCAATTACAGCAAGTTCACCTTCATATTCAGCAATACAATCAACTCTGCCCGCGAGTCCAAGATATTCTGAATAAAGAGTACGCTCAATAGCGTGAATATTATTTATCTTATCAAGCTCTGGTTTTAGATGATAAAACATGAACTTTGTCAGAGGTTGATAATCATCCCAGTTGAGTTCTTTGTTCTCAAGATAGTCCTGACAGACTTGGTGAAAGTCTGTCCCTCTTGCTGTTGCTCTTTTTGTAATACGATTTGCTTCTTCAAGTCCAACTCGTTCACGCCATTTAACAAATATTTGACGATTATAAAAAGAAGTTACAGATGTAATTGAAGGAACCCATTGACCATCAGGAAGATTGTACAAACGGATTCCATTCGTTTCTTTCTTTTCTAGTTCAAGTTCACCTAAAAAATTATGATGAGTAAAAATCATAAAACAGTTTCCATTTTAGCAAGAATATATTCTTTTACAAATCCAGAACGTACAATATCATCAACACCAAATTCAATAATATCAATTGAAGGCATATTACGAAGAATTTTCATGAAGTCAATGATTCCATTCTTCTCATTTGTCTTAAGCAAATCAGACTGAGTAGCATCACCACAGAACATGATCTTACTGTTTTCACCAACACGAGTGATAATAGAATCAAGTTCATGGAAGTTAAGGTTCTGAAATTCATCTACGATGATGATTGAATTATCAAGTGTAGTTCCACGAATAAAGGATGTGCTCCAGAAACCTATTGTTCCTTGTGTTTTCAGGTTTCCATAGAGCATTTCAAAATCAGCATCAGTAGGAAGTTCAAACATATACTTTACCATATTCTTATAAGGAATCTGGTAGAGTGATGATTTGTCTTCATGGTCTCCAGGAAGAAAACCAATTTCACGAGTAGCAACTAGAGACCTAACGATATAAATTTTTTCGTAAGGTGTTCTTTCATCTAATACATCCTGAAGAGCATTATAAAGTGTGATGAATGTTTTACCCGTTCCAGCGCAACCATAAGCAACTATGTGTTGATTTTTTTCGTATGCTTCATACAATCTTTTTTGATTTTCTGTGAGGGGTTCAATGTCCCTCATAGTATCAAAATTAATTGGTTTCTTTCTCTTCATTTGTTTAGCGGTCATACCAACACCGATTGGTTGATCACTGGTTCTTTTTCTTCTTGCCATATATTCAAATTGGTTTTACTTTTGATCCTGGTGCCTTTGATGCTTTTCTTAGAACATCATTCCATCCTGGGTGAGACTTTTTAAGTCGGTCATAGATTTCACCAACTTCTCCAGATGAAGGACAAGTTGATGGATCAGACCAATCTCTATCCCAATCAGGATTGTCCTTTTTCCATTGATCCCAATCATGAACACTGAGAACTACTTCTTTTTGTTCACCAGTAGTTTTATTAATAACAGGGTAAGTTGCCAATCTTAATCCTCCATTTTATATGAAGATATTTATTCAATAGTGATAGAAGGTGCATCTACACATTCAGTGCATCCTTCACGAGTCCAACCAAGTGCTTCAGATACGGCAGGAAACTGACAAGTAAAGATACAACGAACAAGTTCTGCAATCTCCATGTGTTCCTTCTGCGTACCGTGTGCAGAGCGTAGATCAATGTAATGTATCCATGACCTTACAGAACCGGTCATATAGAGGCGTGTGGGCGTCGCTAAGGGCAATACAAAGCGAGCACACTCCTTTGCCACTCCTTTCTCTAGAAGGCGGTTGTAGAGGCGTAGACCCTGCTCAAAATGAACGCGGATGTCCTCACACAAAGTCAGTTTCAAATAATCAGGAAGATCATCAATACTGTTCTGACGATTCTTATCATCCTGACGACGAAGTTCAGGGAGAGGAATAATCTTACTCAGCAGATTTGTATCTGCATAACGTTGCGAAAATTCTTGATATGTGAATGAACGGTGACGTAAAATTTGAGCTGCCACACCACGAGTAGTATTAATCTCTACGGTCATGGTTGCTTGTTCAAAGATACTCCAGTGTTGATGCTGGATACAATATTTCAAAAGACCAGAAAATTTTTCATTATCTTGATTAGCAGGATTACTTACCCGAGCACAATATGCCATATGCTTTTCTGCATCGGGAGTAACACTAATGAGTTTAACCTCTGGTTTCATAAACTCAAATTCATCAATTGGCATATTCATTTTCATCGTCATAAAATACTTCGTCGTAATCTTCTAGGTAAGGTGCAATGTTTTCGTACTGTGGTTCTTGTTTATAAGTCTCCACGTCAGAATCAGAGTCAGAGTCAGAATTAATCTCTGTCTTTAAGCATTCTACCAGAGATTCAAGGTTTCTGACAATTAGTTTAAGCTTTTCTTTGTCCATTCAATCAACCCAGACAAAGGTAATTATACATAAAAAAAGAGGGAGAGTCAAGTCTCCCTCTGAATTATTTTGCTGCTACTAGAGTAGCAAGAGATGCTTTACGACGCCTCTCTTCTTTTTGCTTCTGTTCTTTAATAAGTTGAAGTACGTTGAGTTTTTTCATTTGTGCCCCTCCTTTACAAACTTAACACCACGATAGGTTTCGTCGTATTGTTGGGGTTGTTGCATCATTTGCTGTT